CGCAGACCCAAGTGCGCAGGCCGAGCACATGACGCAGCTTGCCGCCGAAGATGGGCTTGGGTGTATGGCAAAGCGCACACATGCGCCGCGGGCTCCTGACGGTTTCAATGCGTCCCGTCATGCTGCCACCCCCAGTGCTTCGCGTGCAAAGCGCAGATTGACGACGCGGATCGGTTCGCCGGCTGCATGACGATCGAGGATGATGCGGGCCCAGGCCTTCGGGTCATAGCTTGTCGCCGGCTTTGACTTCAGCACCTCGCGCAGCTTGGCCATCTCGGCCTGCACGCGATCGGGATCTGCCTTCACAAACTCGATTGCCGGTGCGTTATCCTTGCGTGGCGCTGCTCGGCAAAGCTGCTTGAACTCGATGCAGTTGGGCGATCGCGGTGGCAGGTTTTCCAATGCGAAGGCGATGGCCTCCAGGTTGTTGCTGTAGGCTGCGAGCTCGTGCGCCCACACGGTCTTCACTTTGGCCTCGTCCTGGCCCATCCATCGGGCGGTCCACTCGCTGCCGTAGGTGGAGGCGAGGCGTTCAAACAATCGATCAATGGCTTTCAATGGCAGGGACATGGGTCACCTCCGCGTCAATAGTTAAAAAATCGTCGGGCTCACTCGATGAGCTACCGCCCCACTTGGCTGCTTCCTGGCGCTTGATGCGCAGGTCGCGTTCGTAAAAACTCTCGGCCTTGGGTTTTGCCTGCTGGCCTTGCACCCACTCAGCCTTGAAGCCTGCCCAGCCACGCTCACAGCATGTGGTCAGTGCCTGCTCGAGCTCGATGCCTGCCTTCACTGCTTCGCGCCTGATGCCCAAGATGGCCAGCTCTGTGACGGCTGCGCTCTTGGCTTTGCGCACCATCAGGAATGATTGCCAAACCTCGGGAGACACATCGACAGGCTTTTGAACCGGTCCGGTCTTTCTCTTCTTCGTAGAAGAAGATGGTGTCTGGTGACTGGTGTCTGGTGTCTGGTGTCTGGAGAGCATACCGTCCGCATTGCCTTCGCTATGCGTTCGCATTGCGTTCGCATTGCCATCGCTATGCTGCGGATCACGTTGCCAGCGTGCGTTCGCACTGCGTTTGGCTTTGGTTTGCTTGTCAAGATAGCGCTCGATTTCCTCGTCGCAGCGCTTGTTGTGCCAGCCTGTGTCGCGCAGCTCAAAGAATTCTGCGAGCACCGTCTCCACGGCCTCCTTCTCTTCTTTGGTCCTGGCGCCGACCAGGCGCTGGGTTGCAGCCAGGTCGACCGGCAACGGTTTTTCCTGGGCGTAATATTTCCGGATCAACCGGCTGTAGGCTGCATCTTCCACGAACGACAGATGCGCGGTTGCCTGCGCATAGTCGCCGAGGTGATGCTCGTAGTAATTCATGCGATCCCCAATAAAAAAAGGGTTATGGGCGTTGTCTCACCCTTGCGGATGTTGGCGGACTGGAGTGGCTCCAGCAGACAACGCTCATAACCCTGCCACTTAAACGCCGCCAAGCGTTGTTGAGATTTTAGCATCACTTTCCTGACGCGGTTCTTACATCAGAAGGGCATGCCATCGTCGTTGATCGGGCCGTCGGCTGCAGGTGCTGGTCGAGCTGCCTGGTTGCCGGCCTTGTCTCCATGCAGATCGATCTCGTTCAAGGTCAGGCGCATGGCTGTACGCTTTTGGCCATCCTGCTTGCTGGTGTATTCGTCAAGGCTGACGCGGCCAGTGACGGTCACCTTCATGCCCTTGACCAGGTACTGCTGCAGCGCTTCGCCGCGCTTGCCCCACAAAGCGCACTCGACCCACATGGTTTTGGGCTCCTGCTTCGTGCCGATGTCGACGGCCAGGCTGAAATTAAGGACCGCGTCGCCCGCATTGCGGCGGCCGAGTTCTGCGTCTTTGCCAAGGCGGCCTGAGAAAATTCCGAGGTTCATTTTTGCTCCAGTGAAAAAATTTTTACGACAACGTGGCCAGGGCTTGCCGGCGCTTTCCTGACAATGTGGATTTCATCAAAGAGACAATCATCTTCAACGACGCCGGCGTGCTCCAGGCTGTCGAGTAAGCTCTTCAGAATATTGTCAAGATCGCGCCGACGACGGTCTGGCGGTACGGCTTCGATCCAAACTCCAATGCTTTTTGCAAATTTATTTGTGAATTGTGATTCTATGACTTGGCTGCAAATTTCCGACCGATAAAGTCGACCTCGTTCGCTGATGAGATGCCTTCCGGCCAACGCTCCCTTCGTGGGGTGACGCCAGTATGTGTTCACAGATGGCGGCCATGGGAGGGTCATTTCGATCAAAGCGCCTCCCGCCCGAAGATGACGTCGTGCGCAGTCAGGTCGATGTTTTTCGACCAGGCAAGCTCGAGAATGATTTTCTGCCAATAGGACGGCACGCGACCAGTTTTGCTCCAACGAGAGACGGTTGATGGCTCACAGTTCAGAAGGCGTGCGATCGGTCGTACGCCGCCAAATGCGCACACAACAAGGGTCGACGGGGGAATCAGCGCGTTGTTCATTGAGCAACATTATGCCAAAATCTCAATTCCTCGTCAAAGCAGCATGCGGTTGCAATTCATTGCCAGATGTGCAATGTGATGTGGTTATGGCAATAGATACGCAATGGTTCATCGAGAGACTGGCCGACCGGAAAATGTCGCAGCGCGGCCTTGCCAAGCTGATGGGAATTGATGCTGCAGCGGTTTCCCTCATGCTGCGCGGCCGGCGCCGCATGACCCTGGAAGATGCTGCACAGATCGCTGTGCTGCTGCAGTCCACCACTACCGAAGTGCTCGAGGCGGCCGGCATCCAGGTCACCGGATCTGAAAACCGCATCAAGGTGATCGGCTTCATGCATGGCGACAGCTCTGTCGGCCTTGAGGCTGAAGGCGTGCACGACTTGGTCGATGCGCCACCAGGTCTGCCGGGCGATGCTGTGGCCATTCAATGCAGGACAGCACGCACCGACCAAGAGCTCGTCGACGGCTGGCTTTATTTTTTGAGCGAGGGCCACGTCAATCCCGATCGGGCTGTTGGCACCTTTGCCCTGGTGGCCATCAAGAACAATGGCCTGCAGATGGCGCACATCAAGCGCGGCTATCGCAAGGGGACCTACAACATCTCCGACTCGACAGGCCGATCGATGCAGAACGTCGAGCTGGCATGGGCCTCGCCGGTGTTCTGGATCAAGACCACAGCCTAATAACCCTCAACTGTTGAAGGGAATTAAAAAACACTTGCAGGCATTTTTTAGCTGTTGCACAATTCACAACACCGAAGCGATTGACGCAACGGATTTTCAAGGAGTGAGTAATGAACGACGTAATTTTCAAAACAGGTGACCGCAGCAAGATTGGCTGCACCCTTGTCCACATGGGCCATGCATGGCGCGTGATTGGTGTCGGCACAGAACGCGACGGCAACACCTTCTGCCACCTGATCAACATCTACGAAAAGGTCAAAGGCCAGTTTGTTCAAATCAACGACTGGGTCGACAGCGCAGTGTTGGCCAATTCTAAAAACGTGGAGGCTTGATCATGACACCAGCCAAACAAGCCCGCGACGCAGAGCACAACGACCTGGTCAACCTGTCGATCTATGAGGTCGACATCTGTGCAGACATCGACTGCTATTTCGATCCAGACACCAACAACCTCTGGCACGCCTACGTCGGCGACCACGACATCTTCAACATCATGCGCGACAGCACGATCGCTTTCCTTGAGCGCGAGTTTGAGAAGCACTGCGGCCAGGAGCGCGAGCAGTCCCGCACTGACGCGGCCATCGATCGCTATGAGAGCCGCATGCTGGACCACGTCATGAACCGCCTGCAATGGCAGCCCTCGCTTGATGCCTTGCGCATTCGTTGAACCAGAAAGAAAACCACATGACCACTGAAACGATCATCACCCAGTCCGAGCAGCACTGGCTCGAATTGCGCACCAAGGACCTGACATCCACCGACGTGGCTGCACTCTTTGGCCTGTCACCCTACAAGACAGCTTTCGAGCTCTTCCACGAGAAGCGCGACGGCCAGGTCGTCAAGCTCAAACCCAATGAGCGCATGAAGTGGGGCAACCGGTTCGAAAGCGCCATCGCTCACGGTGTGGCCGAGGACAACGATTGGATCGTGCAGCCGCTCAAGGCCTACATGCGCGACCCCGACCTGCGCCTGGGATCGTCTTTCGATTTCCAGATCACCAGCCTCGAGCACGGTCCTTGCATCCTCGAGATCAAGAACGTCGACAGCCTGCAGTACAAGCGCAAGTGGAAGGACGACGGCGCCGGCAGCATCGAGGCGCCCGAGCACATCGAGCTCCAGGTGCAGCACCAGATGCTGGTCAGCGGCTTTGGGGCCTGCGCCCTGGTGGCCATGGTCGGTGGCAATTCACCCAAGGTGACGTTCCGCAAATATGACCCCGAGATCGGCAAGGCCATCAAGCGCAAGGCCGCAGCCTTCTGGGCCAGCATCGCAGCCAATGAACCACCCAGCGCTGACTACATTCGCGACGCTGATCTGATCGCTCAGATCTACAGCCAGTCAAACGAGGGCGAAATTTTTGACGCCAACAATGATGAGAATGTCGCATCACTTGTTGCGAAATACCAACACGCAACCAACGAGCGCGATTGTTACGACGTGCTCGCCACTTCCTACAAGGCCCAGATCCTCGAGCGCATCACCACCGCCGAGAAGATCGTCGGACCCTTCGGCTCGATCACCACGAGCCGCACCAAGGATTCAGCCGGAAAGCTGATCACCGCCGACATGGTCGGCACAACCACCGGCGCGCGCTCTGGCTACCGCCAATTCAAACCCAACTGGAAAAAGGACTGATCCCATGACTGAAGCAACAACCACCGCCCTGACACCGATGGACGCCGTGCGCGGCACTCTCAACAAAATGTCGATGGAGTTCCAGAACGCCCTGCCCCCGCAGATCCCGGTCGAGAAATTCATTCGCACCACACTGACCGCTGTGCAGATGAACCCTGCCCTGCTCGATACCGATCGCCGCTCGCTCTTGGGCTCGTGCATGAAGGCTGCCCAGGATGGCCTGCTGTGCGACGGCCGAGAAGCTGCGCTCGTGATCTTCAAGGGCCAGGCCCAGTACCTGCCCATGGTTGGCGGCATCCTCAAGAAGATGCGCAACTCAGGCGAGATCGCCTCGATCGGCGCCCATGTGGTCTATGACAAGGACCTCTTCGACTACGCGCTCGGCGACTACGAGACGATCACGCACAAGCCCTATCTCGGCACCGACCGCGGCAGTCCGATTGCAGCCTATGCCATCGCCCGCACCAAGGACGGCGCCGTCTATCGCGAAGTGATGAGCGTGGCCGACATCGAGAAAGTGCGCAACGCCAGCCGCGCCGGCGGCAATGGCCCATGGGTCCAGTGGTGGGACGAGATGGCCCGCAAGACGGTGATCAAGCGCATCGCCAAGCGCCTGCCATCCAGCGCCGACATCGACCAGGTGATTGCGGCCGACAACGAGGTTGTTGGTTTTGCGCAGCAGCCGACGGGCCCGATCGACATCACGCCGGCCCAGGCCAGCATCGAGAACCCAGGCCAGCCGTCTCGTCTCAAGCAGGCGATCATCGATGCCGATGGTGTCGTTGAAAGCGAAGGAGGTGAAGCATGAGCGCCCTCCAATACATGGTCAGCGTCGACGGCAAGGACGCGCCCACCCGTGTGCATGAAACGATTGCCGACGCCCGCAACCACGCCGAGCGCCTGGCCAAACTGCCCGAGAACATGAACTCGGTGATCCGCGTGCTGATGGTCGTGGCCATCCTGCGCACGAGCGGCACTTACACGACGGCCTCTTATTGGGACCAGGGGATCAAGCCATGAACGTAAATCACGGAAGCAAGGCCTGGAAAATGCTCCAGGAGCTTTACGATCTGGGCCCGCAATGGCGCGATCACCTGACCTGTTTCAGGCAGGACGAAGAGGCAGACACAGCCATCGGCCGATTGATGATGGCCGGCTACCTCAAGCGCGGTGAAGATAATCTGATTGCCCTCACCTTTGCGGGCAAGCGACTGCTGTCTCAGCTCAACCAGGCAGCAGACCCAGACCGCAGAGAAGCGGGCTTGCGGGTCATTGGACCAGGCACGGTCACCGAACCCTACAGCGCCAAGGAACTCGGACGCACGTCGCTGCGCCCAGGCGCCTATGACGCCTACGAGCTGCCCAGCCTGATGGCCGGCAAGCGCGTCGCACCTAGGGAGATCAAGGCATGAGCGCGCTGCTGACACCCACCGACGTCGCAGCCCGCTGGCACATCGACGTGAAGACGCTGTCGAACTGGCGCGTGGCCGGCAAGGGCCCCGCCTTCGTCAAGATCGGCGTAGGCCGCAACGGCAAGGTGCTCTACCGCCAGGAAGACATTGCCAACTGGGAGATCAAACACCTCAAGGAGAAACAATCATGAATGAAAACTTCAACCCGACCCAGCCACTCGAGAACATTGGCATCCCGTTTTGGGACTCGATGATGCTGGTCTTTGCCGGCATGTTTTTAGGCATCGCGCTGTCGATCGTGTTTTCCCTGCTGGTGGTGTGGTCATGAACGTCGCCACCACCTCCATCGAGAACTACTACGACCACAAGGGCAGCGGCCGCCTGGGCAAGCAGTCACGCGAGCTGATCGAGTTCATTGCCAGGCATACCGATCGTGATTGGTCCAGGGCAGAGCTCGCCGAGGCTCTCAACCTGCGCCTGTCGAGCGTGTGCGGCCGGGTCAACGAGCTGATCCACAGCCGGCATGTGGACGTCCAACCGAATCGCCGTTGCCAGATAACTGGCAAGACGGTGTCGCCTGTGCGACTGCGCGGGCTGTTCTAGTTTGCGACCCAGGTGCGACCCAGCTTATTTTTGCTGGTGTCGCCCTGCGCCTAAGTTATTGAAAAGATTGGTCGGAGTGGCGGGATTCGAACCCACGACCCCTAGTCCCCCAGGTAGATGTGACTATCACAACACTGGTCCCGCATTGACATCAACCGCTTGAACTGTCACCACTTTCTCGTTGCGATAATCACAGCGAGGAACGTCATGGCACGACACGATGCGACCCAGGTGCGACCCAGGATTGAGCGCGATACCAAAGTCACCGGCCTGCATATCAAGCACGGCGCCACCGGTTCGGCGTGGTTCCTGTACTACCGCACGAAGGATGGCCAGGAGCGCCGGCCCAAGCTCGGCAGCACCACGGTGATCAACCGCACGCAAGCTCGCGAGATGGCCCTTGGGATCCTGGTCAACGTGGTCCAGGGCAAGGACCCCAGGAAAGAGGCAGCCAAGGCCAAGCAGCACACCATGCAGGATCTGCGCGACGAGTACGACCTGGTGCATGGCAGCGTCGAGATCAAACCCTCGAGCAAGGCCACCTACGATGTCTACTGGGACAAACACATCCTGCCTCACTTTGGCAAAACGACATTGGTGCGCTCGGTCACCAAGTTGGACCTGGTCGGCCTCAAGCGCAAGCTGACCAAGACGCCGGTCACCTACAACCGTGTCACCAAGCTGCTCTCGCACGCGATGCTGCTGGCCGAGGAATGGGGCTGGCGCGATGAGCAGACGAACCCCTGCTACAACATCAAGCGCTTCAGGGAAAAGAAGCGGACCCGCCTGCCCTCACGCGACGAGGCCGATCGGCTGATCGCCGCCCTCAAGAGGTGGGAGGCCAAGCACCCGTGGTTCGTGGGCATGATCCTGCTCTTGTGCCTGACCGGTGCGCGCAAGGGTGAGATCCAGAAGAGCCGACGGGAATGGTGGCAAGGTGACCAGCTCGTCCTGCCCGACAGCAAGAGCGGTTTCAAGATCATCCCGCTCAACACGCATGCGCAGGCCGTGGCGGCCGCAATTCCTGAAGTGAAGGGCAACCCCTACCTGATCGTCGGCAGACGCCCTGGCGCGTTTCTGGCCAGCCCAAAGGAACCCTGGAAGGACCTGTGCAAAGATGCCGGCATCGAGGGGCTGAACATGCACGACCTGCGGCGCTTCTTTGCCAGCGTGTCGGTGAGTTCTGGCCAGACGCTGGAGCAGACCATGCAGCTCATGGGTCACAGCGAGGCGCAGACGACCAAGGGCTATGCCTTCCTGATGACGCCCGAAAAGCTCGCGGCCATGCAGGCCACCGGCGACCAGGTCATGAAGATGATCGAAAAAAACCCCGGCGCCTAGGCCGGGGAAAGGGCTTCTGCCTTACAGCATCAACCTAGGAGAATCATTTGGCCAAGAGGTACAGGCCCACGTTGGAAAAGGCATAGCCAGCATAGACAATGAACATCGAGGTGTTGCCCTTGAAGGCCTGCTCCACAGCGATGTAGCCGTAGATCAAACCGGTGACGCAGATCAGCCAGCCACTCATAGTGCGCTCACGTCCAGGACCTCACCGCGGAACTCGATGCGGTCGTCATCAAAACGGTGCACGATCTCTGGCCACAGCAGCCGACCATTGTTGAAGGTCAGCACGGCAAAGCCAGAACGCCAGTTCACCGGCGCGTCCTCGAGGTAGTCGGAGAACTGAGGCCCATCGATCTCGGCCAGCGTGCCGGTGTCGATACCAAACCGGTTGCCGTTGTAGTCGCAATAGGGCGTGACCTTCAGCGAGTGCAAGTGACCCGTGACCATGGACTTGCCGCTCATGCTGGTGTTGCCATGCGTGGCGTGGATGCCACCTTTCCAGCGGTGCTTGACGATGACGTCCTCGGTCAGCCAGGCCGACCAGCACATATGCCAGGCCGGGAAGTGGTCGCCCAGCGTGAAACCCTTGACGCCCTGGAACTCTGGCACGTTGGCAGCCAGGCGCGACTCGAGGCGCATGTCGTGGTTGCCAAGGGTCCACACCAGCTTGGTGTTTCTGCGTGCAGCCTTGGCCGCCTCCTCGATCTCACTGAGCGCCGCCTCGCAGGCCTTGAGCTCGCCGATGATGGAAGGAGGAGACGCCCATCCGATGCGTGGGTGACGGCTGATCGAGGCGCCGTCGAAAGCATCGCCGCCATTGATGATGGCTTTGGGTTTGAAAGTGTCGATCGCCCAGAGCAAACCTTTGAAAGCTGTGCTTCGAATTCCTGGCCAGAAGTGAGCGTCGCTAAAACACAACACTGTGCCGTTCTCGATGCCCAAGTTGTAGCGCGCAGCGTGATGGTGAGCGGTATGCAAGTGCTCAAATTTTTGAGCCCTGTAGTCATCTGCCGCGAGTTTGATCTTGTGTATTTGTTCCAAAGATCTGCGTCGACGATAAATATTCGACAGCTCAATGCCGGTGACTTCTCGTATTTTTTTAGCTGACTTGTGGGTGTTCCACAGCTCAATGAATTCGGCGTCTGATAATTTCGATGCTGGCATATCACTCCTTGGTTAAGAGCCGCTCAAAAATATTGATGACCCGATGCTCGGCTGCTTCCAGCTCTTCTTCTTTGGTATCGCGATTTTGCGATATGGCAATCAGGTCATAGAGCACCACATGCAGCAATTCATGCACCGCGGTTTGCTCCAGGCTTTTTGCTGTGATCGGGGTCGCGCCCCAGTCGCCCAATTTGTACACGGCCAAGCGCGCAGGAAAGTGAAACTCAACAGACGCCATGGCGTTCTTGGCTGGTTTGTTGACTCGTTCAATTCGCCAGTCGCACAAGTTAAGTAATGCCTGCCACTTCACAACATACTCATCAAACAATTTTGTTTGTTCAGCATTAGGTATGTTGTTTGGTTTCATACTTTGGAATTATTGTTGCTTGCGTGTCATTGTGATGACATTGTCAACCCAGGCTTTACAGGCGCCGAGCGCTGCTCTGAGCTCGTCGGCTCTGGCAGCTTCCCGCTCAAGAAACCCCGCATCCGACCTTGAAAGCTCGGCCCCGGTTCCACCGTGACAGGCAGCTCTGGCAGGCTCGGGCAAACGCTCGGCGCGGTCGCGCAGGCGCTCAAGAGCATCGGCAAGATCAGCGCTGATGCGCGTGCGATCGACCTGGTATTGACGTGAGATTTCATTCGCGGCCTCCTGCAGTTTGATTTCACGATCATGCGCCGCGCGTTCGGCCACGATCATTTTTTGTTCCCACACGGCATCCATGTCGGACCGTCCCTTGAAGTAGGCTCCGGTTAGAATGGAGCCCACCAAGATCAATGCGCCGAGGATTGCGTAGGGGTTCACTTGTCTGCTCCTGGCTCTGTTTCCTTCTTGGCCATGATCGCCACGCCATGCGCGCCGGCCACAGCAGACAGCGCACCAGAGAGCTGGATCAGGTCGATCACACCGGCATGGACCATGTTGGAGATGGCCGCGCCAATGACGGTCAGGAGCGAGACAACCCAGGACCAGCGACCGATGTCGTGGCTCTGATTGTCCCGTCCCGTCAGGAGCTGGTTGAGCCAGCCCATCATGCGTCCTTGGTTGCGAAGCGCAAATCGTTGGCAGCACGCCCTGCCCAGCCCGAACCGAAGGTTGCCCAGGTGGAGAGCTTGCGCCAGAAGTCGAGGCGCTCTGCGACGTAGAGCATAATCACGTCGGCAGGGTTGATCTTCTGAAGTGCGGCCGCGCTGGCCGGTCCCCAATGCCCATCGTCAGCCACGCCGATCGCCGACTGCAGCTTGCGGATGGCGGTCTGGATGCCCGAGTTCACGGCAAAGTCGAAGACCTGGAACTTGATGGCCGGGTGGATGTCCTCACCCAGCACGTCCCAGAAATCGCGCTTGTAGATGGCCTTGGCGCCCTCGACCGTCAGGCCGGCAATGTTGACGTCGGGGTAGCTGCGCTTGCAGATCCCGAATTTGGTTTCGCCACCGGGGTCGTTGGGATGATTGACGTAGCCACCTTCGTGGCTGATCAGACGGTCAAACGCGATGTCAAAGTTCATGGTCCACCTTTGTTGTGAATTACCAACACTGATGAGACTATCGCATCACGTTGGATGTCAATAGCCCCACCTGCTCTGCCTGTCCTGGGCCACCCAAATGAGGAGCAGGCACAGTTCCAGGGCAATCACCAGGCAGCCTGCAATGCCGGCAGCCCACAGTCTGGCCAGCTCTTGCATTCTCCTGATCCGATACGCCGCCTTCTTGTTGGCGATCTCTATTTGTTTGGCAGCCTCATCGACTGCCTCCTGTCTTTCATTGATGAGCCGATCTCGCTCTTCAACAATCTCACCCCACAGATCCGGCATCCCCAGTTCCCAGCGCACCATGTGCTCGAGGTCCTTGTAGTATTGCCTGATCTGGCGCACGCGAATGACGTTCTCGATGGCCTCCTGCGTGACGTTTTTCTGCTTGCCAGCTTTTGCGTCTTCGGCGCGCTGCTGTTTGATTTCCTCGTGTGCGTGTTCTAGTTGCTGTTGGCCGTGAAAAAATGACGACAGGCAGCTACCGACCTCAGTGACGATTTCAGTGAGATCGCCGCCCGTGGCTTTGACATCCTTGTAGATCTCGATCGCGCCCTTGACGCCAGCATAAGCTGTCTTGGCAGTGGCAAACGCGAGAGAGACGGTTGCGGGATCCACATCACTTGTCGGCTTTGCCGTCGAGCTTGTCAAAAATCTGCTTCAAAATCATTTTGATTTCGGCAATGTCAGATCGATAGTCATCCTTGGCGACATAGGTGTGCGGCATATCGTTGACCTTGTCCTCGAGCTTTTGGATCACGCGGGTCAGGCTGTTGATGACATAGATGGCCAAGAAACCAGCCACGCTGACAACCAGATTGAAGAGTTGTTGGTTGTCCATCAGACACTTTCGGTTGGCCAGGTGAACTGCACTGCAGCCAATTCGGCTGTGGTGGTGCAGGCCTCAATCAGCGCAGCGTTGGATGTGTAAGCAGTGCGAATTGCTGTGCGCTTGGTCAGCGTTGCAGCGTCGATGTCCTCACCCGTCTCGACCTTGCGCACCAGCTTGTAGTCGGTTGGCGACAACAGGCTGTATGCGGTGGCCGAGAGCTGGCTTTGCAACATGGCTTTGACCTGGCCAAAATCCTTTGGATTGCCCACGCCCCAGTAGAAGCGGTCGTCGTAGCCCTCGGGATCTGACACCTCAGTGATGCCAATCGCGGCGCGCTCTTCGGTTGAAGCCAGGCGCAGCCAGTTTGCTGGGTACTGGATCTCGTCGTGCGTGAATGGCGTATCAAGCGCCAGCGGTTGGTTGTTGAGCATGAACATGGATTACCTCGCGAGTGAGTTTTTGAATGGGTTTTCAGCGAAGGCTGCAAAGATGATTGTGTTTCCGCTTGTAACGCCCCAATCACTTACAGCGACGCGAACCTTGAAACCGTTGGACAGTACATCGACACTAAGACCCGTATTCTCTATGTCAGTTGCGTTTGGAATCAGCCGACCAGTGGAAAGGTTGTAAGTAGATCGAGCTGTGTCCACAATGTTCCAGTTTCCATTGGAAGCTGTCGCGTCCTTCACAAGAATAAAGCGAGGACGAAAACCGCAGTAGACAAACGGCCCATCAGCAGACCCGTTGGCCGTGTAGCTGCCAAACTTGGAGTAGCCAGCGACTTCTGCAAAAGCGTAAGCTACAAAAGTTCTGCCGCTTCCGTTGATACTTGATGCGCCATAACCAAGACCAATGACCGAACTTGTCATTCCAGAAAAGTAACCTGCTGCGGTTCCTGCTGCGGCAGTTGAATCTAAAATTAAATATTTACTTGCACCAAGCGTACTGCTGTAAACCAACCAATCATCAGCTGTGCTTCTTGTTTTAAAAATAACAAAACTAGGGGCAACACCAAGTCCATGGCCAGCTGTTTGGCTTGCAGAACCATTACCCGTATAAGTCACCACAGAGAAGCCTTGCGCCGCGCCGGCACTCACCTGAGAAGTGATTGAGCCAGCGTTGTTGGTAACAGCAGCGCCGCCAGCTTTCCATTGCCAAGCAACCAACGATTCAGCGCTCTTGTTGACGTTGTTGTTTGCGTCGGCGCCGACAGAGAAGCCACCAGCATTGAATGAGGTGACGCTGTTTGCGTGTGTGACTTCGGCGTTGGTCAGGTTAGCAAAGATCGCCTGGTTCGCGCCGCGACTGGAATCGAACAGGATGTTGTTGCCTAAATAGCTGCGGCCCTTTGCCCATATTAGGTCAGGCTGAAATGCGCCGCTGTTGTTGATCGATTGCACTGCACCGGTGCCGGTGTACAGCGTGGCATCAAAATACTTGTTGCCCGCCTTGATCGTCGCATCAGGCAAGTTCTGCGTGTTCAGCGTTTTGAAGCCTGTGGGTGGGGTGTAGGTGAAGGGGCGCTGGCCAAAGTTCACATTTGGCGTCAGTGAAGCATTTGAACCGTCGTTGTAGGACATGAAAAACGGCATCATTGGAGCCGCTGCTGTAAAATATGGACTTGTGCCAGCAGCAGGGTCGCCAGTCCACCACGAACCTTCGTATCCCATCCAACACTTGCCGGTGTCAGCGTCATAGGCAACCATGAAATTTCTATCGCCAGATGTTGTTGCCCGTGTTGTGGTGTTTACGCTTGCGCCATTGTTGTATAAACCAGTTCCGTAAACAGAAATTGCCGAACGAAACGACTGCATCCAACCTTTTGAATTATTTGCTGGTGTGCTTGCAACAGTTGCACCAATCGAAGTTAATGCAATAGATGGTTCTGCAATACCAAACCCAGCAAATCGTGCATTCACGTTGTCGTCTGTGACAGTGAATTCCCAATAGTATTTTCCTGATTCCATGGATGCTGTGGCATAGGTTGTGTACCAACCAGAAGCCCCCGCATTTGTGCTATACAAGTTTCCATTTAAAACAGTTCCCGATGATTTCAACGGGTTCAGAACAGCATAATTCCCCCGCCCATTGCCGCCATCAGCGTACATGGTGGGCACGTCAATCATGCTGTCGTAGGTCACGCCAGCAGTCAGCGAGATGTTGTTGGGTGTCCAGTTGTTTGGCGCTGGCACAGTTGTGGTTGGCGTGTAAGTTGTCGCGGTGGCACTTGCTTCTAGTTGGGCGCCCCAAGCAAACAGACCAGACGTTCCGTCTCCCGTATAAGTAAGCAGGTGCAGGTACGCATAGATCGTGTTTGTCGTTAGGCTTGCTGTTGCCGTTGCAGATATTGAACAACGATACCAGCCATTACCAACGGACACTATTGCGCCTGTCGGTGATCCACCATCTACGGCGTATGTGCCATTAGACAAGTCAAAACTAATCCGCTGCTCAGTAGTGAAAGCAGCAGACGGGAGTGACAAAAAGATTTTGGATCTTTCGGCTGCTTTGAAATATCCGCTCGACGTGTAAACCGAACCAGAAACGTATGTTGTGCTGGCATAGATGTAATGGCTGTTGCTTGCAGTTGTATCTTCAACAATTTTGTCTGCGGTGGCAGTGCCGTTTGGCGCAGTAGTCGCATTTGCAGAAACACTACATCTTGCTTTGCCCCATGAACCATTGTCGAATTGTTCCGAGTACAACAACGAGTTTTGCCCAGCCCCATACCCCAGCGACCAGTCATAGCCCAAACTCGTAGTGCTGCTTGGGTCTTTGAACGGCAGGTAAAAGCCGTTGGTGCCGTATGTGCCAGCGTACTTCTTGGCCTTCCACACGCCAGTGATGACATCGGTTTCACCAAAGCTCGATGGTGTCAGCGCTTGGCCGTCGATGAAGTTGACTTCGGTTAGGTAGCCGTCAAAGTAGTATGCACTTATGCGTGTGCTAGAACTAATCCTGTGCGCCGTGGCAGCATTGACCTGAGTGTTCAGGTTTTGAGTTGGGTATGTCGAAAAGGCAAACGAAGTGATTGCCTGGCCATTGATGTACAACAAAACGCGGTTTGCGGCTGTGGCTTGAGTGGTATCGATTGCCACGACAACATGATACCAAGCAGACGGGTCACGATACACAGCGGTTGAACGAACAACAGCAAGGTTCGATGTGCCATCAAAGATTTGAAAGTTCAAATTGTCTTCAAAGTCAATGTAGCACTCAGGACTTCCACCTGTACCGGCTCCAGCGGAAAACAGTTGCTGTTGCCCGAACGAGCCTCGCTTTACCCACCCACTCCATGTCCACTTCTGTTGATTGCCAGCACCAGCAGGTGTTCGATTGAAATAAGCCGTCGCACTTGCGCGCAGACGCACAGAGCGGCTGATCTGGTAAGCGTCATCACCAGCAATCAGGAGTGGGTTGCCGCCTAGGACGCTCACTTCACATCTCCGATCAGACGGGCTGTGATGCGCGTGCTGCTTTCAACGTAATAGGCCAAAACATCCACCGCGCTGGCAGTAGTGGTCAGCGTTGGCGCTGTGCCTGCAGGGAATTTGAAGTAGCTGCCATAGGCCAGTGTGCGTGAGCCCGTGCCGTCTTGTGTGATGACGATCAGGCCAGCCTGGCCGGCAGTCAGGTTGGTTGGGTTGGCCAGGGTGCGGTTGCCGCCCAGCGTCACAGAGAAGTTGTTGCCCAGCGAGAAATCAGGCGTGATGGTCGCGCCATCTGTAAGCGCCACCACCGTGCCGCGTTGGGCTTTGGTGAAGCTCTGCACCACGTTGGTCTTGGCAGTGGCTGCATCATAGGCCTGGACGCTGACACCAATGGCCGCTGCAATAGCAGAAGTGGCCGCGCTCGATGCGCTGCTGGCGCTGGTTGCCGCTGCGGTTGCAGAGCCTGCTGCTGCGGTCGCTTGCGTCGATGCCGTCGTTGCACTGGTCGATGCATTGGTGGCGCTGGTCGATGCGCTGGTGGCGCTGCCTGCGGCCGCTGTCGCGCTGGCCGAAGCATTGGCCGCGCTGGTCGCGATCGAGGTCAGGAGCTGGTCAGGCGTGATCGTGTCAGAAATCGCGGTCTTCACCGAGCGATCGAGCTGCTCCTGCATCTGCTGCGTGATCATCGTCAGCTTGTCGAGCGCCTGCTCGTGCGTGTTGGCAGGGAATGGATCGTTGGGCTGATAGTCGACGGTCTGAGTTAGAGGAGCATTGCGCGATACCACCAGGGTTGTGCCAGTGGCAGGCGCTGTGGTCATGGTGACCGTGCCGCCCGATGTAACGCCGGCGCCAGTGACGCTGTAGTCGGTGCCCAATGTCTTGACGGTTTCAACGCCGGCAGCGCTGCGCAGCGTGACTTTCAGATCGGACGTGGCCAAAAAGTAAAAGCCGACCGAGAAGGCCGTGGTGGATCCGTTGCCAGAATAGCTGACCTTGGATGTGGTTGTTGAGACGGTCATCGATTATTCTCCAACGGCTCGCGCCAAGTTTGGTGCACGCATGCCTTCAGTTCCCGTGCCTGGTGTCCACCAGAACTGCTGGCCAAATTCCTTTTGAGCCCGGCGCTGCATTTGCGACAGGTAGCCGGGGCTGAAATACTCTTGCATTTGATGGAATATTATATGATCCAGCGCCGCTTTTGCGTACCAAAGGTTCGCACCAGGTGTGTTGCCTTTGACGAAACGCACGAGCTCTGCACCGAAGTGCGGATCCTTGCCCTGCATCGCTTCAATGATGTTGCCCTGCGTGAGCTTGAAGGCCTCTTCGACCAGGCCGGCGACCGGTCCCATGAGTGAGGCAATCGGGCCCGCCTGGTTGTGCTGCGTCGCGCCAGAAAACAGGAAGTCGCCGTAGAGGCCGAGCGATCCACCCTTGAGGAAAGCAGCCATCCAGTTCTTGGCGCCGTGCTCTCCCTCAAAGGGGTTGTAGTTGCGGACCTCTTTGCCTGACAGCAGATCGTTGATTGATTGCGACACGGCGCCGAGCACCGTTGTGCCGACGATCAGGCTGCCGAGATACATGGCCTTGCCGCCGGCCGTTTCCATGGAGTTGCCGCGCATCCAGTGGCGCGCGATCATGGCCAAAGGGAAGGCCTTGAACTGGAAGAACGAGCGGGTGAGCTCACCCTTCCATGTGCCGCGCTCCATGCCTGCGCCCGTCAGGAATTTATCGGTGGCGCCTGGCCGGATTACAGCCATGTCTGTCTCTTCGCCGACCACGCCCAGGAGGCGCAGCACGGCATCGCGCTGCGCACGGTCCTGCACGCCGGCGATCTGGTCGTCATAGACCTTGGACCAGTCGGCGATCGAGGCCTGCTTCTGCTCGGGCGTCATGGCCGACATCTTGTTGATGGCGTCGATCTTGTCCTGCTTCTCGGCCTCGATGCGGGCCTGTTCGCCCTTGATCAGAGGTTCGAGCTTGGCGGCATCGATGCGCATGATCGATTCGGGCGTGAGCACGCCATTGCCGGCGCCCCATGTCTCGAGCTCGGCCTGCTTCCAGATCTGCCAATCAAGCTCGGTGATGCCTTTGGACAGCAGGATGCGGTTGTCGGTGGGGTCGATGTCTTTGAGGCCGGCATACTTGCCGACCATCTCGCCCAGCGCGCTCATGTAGGTGACGCCAAAGGCGCGGCGGCGGGCGCCATCGAGCGCTTCCATGCCTGACGCGCGCATGACCGTGTTGGCCATCTTGGACGAGAACGTGGCGCCCAGGTTATCCTGGCCCCAGCGGTTGAGGTGGTTGAGCATCGTGTCGATGCCCAGGCCCGCGCGATGCGCAAGCTGCTCTTCGGTCTTGTTGGCAATGTTGAGGGCCGACAGTTCGTTCTGGATGAGCTGCATCTCAGGCAAGTTGTTGACGCGGGCCGTCAGGTGCAGCGTCGCCTCATCGGTCAGCGCAGTGATCACGGCCGAACCCAGGCGAGACGACACCAGCCAGTTGCGCAGCGTGTCGAAGGTCTGGGCCAGGTGCTCATTGACGATCGGCTGCGTCTTGCCAGTGGTGTAGTCGTAGAGGCCAGCCAGGCGTCGTTCCTGCTGTTGCATTTTGGAGACATCGCCGGGCGAGGACATGGCGCCCTGCTGCAGTTGTTTTTCCAGGAACAGGTTGAAAGTGGCGTCGGCATTGGGGCCGAAGGTTTCGAGCATGGCGATCTCTTTGGAGAGCCCCTCGACGTGGCCGGTCATCACGCCCCACAGCGACTTCTCGCCGTACTTTTCCTGGTAGTCGAGATAGCCCTGCGCGTCTTTGAAATGCAGCTCGCGATGTGCGGCCCGACGGTTGGCCAGCATGCCGCTGCCGGGTGCACCAGGCGTGACCTGGTTGATGCCACCGGTGGCCAGTGTCAGCCAGGCGCTGCGCAGGACTTCCTGCAACTGCTGGTCGTTCATCTGCGTGCCGTCGTCGTTAATGTATTTGCGACGATCGAGCTTGGAAAACACGTCAGCGATCCAGGCCTCGGCGCCGGCCTTGTTGACCTTGACCTGGCTGTGGTGCTGCGGCAGGGCCCAGTTCTCGAGCTTGCCGATCTTGCCGCCGGCCTGGTTGAACTGTTCGCGCAACTGAGTGGCGACCTCGAGCCAGGCTTCTGCGCCCTTGTCGATAACAGCGTTGCCGGTCTTCTCACCAAAAATGGCCCTGGTCAGAGTGGCCACGCCTTCCTTGCTTTCAAACAAGCCCCAGAAGCGCGGATCGACAGCCTCGAATGTATCGACGAGCTGGCGCACGGCATTGGCCTTGATGGCGTTGCCGCGGCTCTCGGCCGACAGGGTGTTGCTCTTGCCATCGGACACGAAAACAAGGGTACGCTTGAGGGCCTCAAGGCCTGCCATGCCGGTGGCCTTGGCCTCATTGATGAAGCTCTCAAGGCGATCATGCGCCTGGATGGTGAGCGCAATGCGGCGCTTCTTGAGGTCAGCTTCCTGGACCAGCTCATCGGCTGCGAGCTTGGCGGCCATTTTCAGACGATCGTCGGCGCTCATCGAGCGGAAGAATGCGGGATCGGCCGAGGCCGCAAAACGCATGTTTTTGACAATGCGCTCCTCGATGCCTTGTGCTTCCTGCTGGGTGATCTCTCGCCCGATCGCGTTGGAAACAGCCTTGATGCAGCGGTCTTTCATCTCATCCCCTTAATGCGCAAGCTACCGCTGCGTCGTAGCCTTGTGAGTCTCTCTTTGCTGCTGCGATTTCCGCATCAGCACCGGCAAGAGCACGCGATGCGGAGATCATCGTGCCGTCTTCCATGACATAGGTCAGGCCTGGGTTGTTGCGGATGGTGACGTCGGCGCCGTAGGGGTCGGCTCCTCGTCCGGGCTGATCGGGTACTGTTTGACCTGCGCCATCCTTTTGAACAGCTCCAGCTCCTTCGCCCGCGCCGGGCTCTCCGGCGTATCGCTGGGCAAGGGTGTCGATGGCTTGCTTGTTGACTTCGGCTTTTTCGTACCAGGGCGCATTACCAGCCTCCGTGACTTTGAACTTTTTTGGCACAACGCCATTTTCCGGCGATTTTACCGCAGCCAGGAACTCTCGGAAAGCAGGAACCGTGAAGCGATACTCGCCGCCGGTCGGTGTGTTGTACAGGAAATATGGCGTGCCCGATGCGTCGCGGCCATAGCGGGCCCCGTAGGCATAGGCGCCATACTCACCCTCTTTGGCAGTAACTTCGGCGATCTTGTGGCCGTCACCCTTGGCATCGTGCAAGATCGCGTCCAGCGTGCCGTGGCTGGCCTCCTGCTGGCTGTCAGCGACCCAGGTTTCCCAGTGATAGCGGCCGATGCTGGCATCTTCTGGACGGCCGAGCGAGGCATAGATGTTGTCGATGCGCTTGGCCAAGGCGCGCTCGATTGCTTCGTAGATCAGGAGGCCGCGGGCGCCGTAGCTGATTTCACTCAGCGCAGAGCCGGCCACGGGTTTGCCCTCTTCCTTGCGGCCGTCGTAGAGGTTGCGATCGCCAAAGCGGCCATCGTCCCAGAGCTGACGGATCTGCACGCGGTCGAGCACCATCAGGTCCTTGAAGCCGGCGACCAGGAGCGTAAACGACACGACCTTGTTGTCGATGCCCACACCTTCGGCGTTTGTGATGAACCAGCGACGCAACTGCTGGCCGGTCATGTTGGGGTCTTCCATCATGTTGTGCATGGTCTGCAGCAACGAGACGCCGTTCTCGTCCTTCTGTCCCATCTTGAAGAGGAACAGGCGGCCAAAGGCGTTGAGGTTATGCGTAGCGCCAGATCCTGGCTGGCCGGATCCCTGCGGTGCGACCGACTTGGCCCAGGCCTCGTATGCGGGGAAGTCAGCCTCGGTCAAATTGCCGTCGGCAGCCTTCTTGATCCACTGGCCGGCGCCCTTGAAACCATCGATGAACAGGCCTTCTTGCGTGTAGGGGCTGACGCCGCGCGACAGGAAGGACCACATGAAGAGCTTGCCGGTGGTTTCGACATCGAGCTGCTTGGCGGTGTAGGCCTCTCGAAAGGCGGCCGCGTTTTCAAAGCCGTGTTGCGCGTCAGAGATCTGGCCAGGCGACAGGCGTGCCAGGTTGTTGTGGGCGCCGTCTGAATTGATGTCCTTGAGGAAGCGATAAGGCGGCACAGGCACATCGTCGGTGGCCATGGCATAGGCCATCATCTTCGACCACTCGAGCGGTGACGTATCGGCGTCAGGGAACTTTGCCAGGATGTCGTCGATTGCGCCGATCTGGCGGGCTGCGTTTTTCTTGTTTGTGCCTGTTAGGATCAGTGGCTTTTCAGGCAGCTTGATGTCGCCCATGTCGACCTTGACGCGCAGGTCAGGTTCAAAACCGTTGAGGTTGGCGGCGCCCACGTTCGTGCCAGGCTGCTCGACGTTGGGGAAAATCTTGCCGTAGGCGAGCTGATTGCCGGTGAGAGTGCCGTCAGCTTTGAGTACCGCATCAAGGCCACGGATGACGGCTGCGTCACTTTTCAGGCCAAAGACGTCCTTGGCTTTCTCGATCAGCTCTTTGACCCATTGCACGGCCTGCTTGACCCATCCCTCGTTGGCGCGCTCGCGCACAATCTTGGAGGCGTTGACGGCCCAGAATTCTGAGGGGTTCACGAGCTGGTAGAAATTCATGTCGACCAGGCCCTGCTTGACCATGTCGACGACGCGCGCGTGTGCAGCCGAGTCGCCCATGTTGGCGCGCAGCACATCGTGGATCGCGAGCTTGAGATCGAGGCTGCCGGATTGCTCGGCCATGCGGGTGACGCGGCGCACCTCGGCCAGCCAGGCTGCATTGATGGCTTTGCGCACCGGCTCTGGCATCATGCGCTCGGCGTGGTGCAAGATTTCGTGAGCAATGGTCAGCGGATCACCTGCGCCTCTGAAAAGAGTGACCAGCTTCTTGAGTGGCTCGTATTCACCGCCGACATTGCCGTCCACGCTGTCGCGAATCGACAGGCCCAGGCCTTCGGCAAGGTTGGGGTTTTTCTCAAGCAGCCACTTGGCCAAACCCACAGCCTCGGGCGGCAGTTCGCCGGTGCGCTCTGCGCGGGTGAGGCGCTCGGTGAACCACAGCGGACCACGCACGCGGTCGCCGGATCGCTTGTCGGCATTGTTGGCAGAGCGAACGTCCAGGCGCTCCTTCAATCCTTCAAGCTCGGTGATCAGGCGCTCGGTTGGCCAGTTTTCCTTGGTGGCGCGCTCGACCATTTTGCCGATGTCGGAGCCAACATAAATCGGCTCTGAGCGGATGCGGTCGGTGATGCTGTAGAGCGTGGTATCAGACGGCAGGCCGCGGTTCTCGAGCTCGATCTTCAGAGATTGCCAGTCGGCGCCAAGATGATCCTCGACCGCATTGACGACGCCATTGCGTGTCTCCACTGCGACAGGGTTCTCAATAAAATTTGCCTTGGTGACGGCGTCTCCCACATCGACGGGTCGGCCGGCGAGCAGGTCTTCGATCGTTTTGTTGATCGCCTCGACGTGCGCGTTGCGTGCGGCTGGATCTGTCGGGATGCCTGGTGCTGTGCCTGTTTCGAGGTGCGAGGCGTTGTTGAGCGCCATGGCTGCGGCCAGGTCAGAAGGCTGTGCCTTGGGCGGGTTGCCGTGGAACATCTTTTCGTAGCCGTGGATGCCGCCGGCAAACAGCGAGCCGATCGCAAAGTCGCTGGCGATCTCGCCGATGTCAAAGGCCTCATATTGTTTGGCCATGTCGGTGTAGCCGGCATTGTTCAAAACTTCGGCCGTGATGCCTCGGGTTGGGATACCGGTTGCAGCCTGCAGCAGGCCGCCTGTCGCGATCTTGGCGCCCGTGTTGCTGGCAATGGTGGCAGTGGCTGCGCCAGCGCCGTAGAGAGCGCCTGCGGTCCTTGTGGCGCCTGCCACTTCGGCTTGCATGCCCTTGGCCATCAGGCCAACCGCCATGCCCTTTGTAACCGTCACAGGCAGGAAAGCGCCAAGGAAAGTTGAGAAGCCAGAGATCGCGCCCATCTTAGCCGCGGTGGTGTCGTCCAGGCCTTCAAACTGGCCCATGCGATAGCCTTTGTAGGCCTGCGCACCAGAAGCCACAGCGACACCAGCAAGCGGGTTTCCTGTCGTCACAGTGCCGACAGCCACGTCACCCAGGACGTTGCCGGCGCCATAGACCACATTGCCCAGCCAGCCCACGGTTTCCCGATCGGGGGTCCAGCGGTGCATGGCATCGTGGGTCTTTTGCTGCTCACTGAGCAAATAGCCCTGAACATCGGTCTTGAAGAGTTGATCGATTTTCTTCGCGCCAGGCATGAGATATGGCGTGGCCGCATCAGCCAGCGGCATGGCAAAATCGTTGAGTGTGGACCCAACAGCCTCGACGGCAGCGGTCGGGATCCCGGAAAAGAACCCGGCCTTTTTCTCAGTTGGCGGCATCAGGGCGGCAAAAGCCTCCTGGTTGGCCATGTCGTTCGATGAGGCAAAGAGGTTCATTTTGTGTTGGGCGTTTGGGTGATCGGTTTGCCTTTGGCGCCAACAGCTTTGGTCGGATCAACGGCAGGACGTGCAGGTGGTGCAATGTTACCTGTGACGTCGAGCACGATCATCTTGCCATCGTTGTCGCGCATGTAGCCCGTGCCATCGAGGACGCGGTAGCCGTCGCCGTAGTTTTCCAGGCCATGCGAGAAAAAGCTCGCTTGACTGCCAACACGTCCAAGCTCGACCATCTTGGCGTCAAACGCCTGCTTGGCTTTGTTGACAAATGTGTCCTCCATCATTCCCCAGGGACGACGCACCGTGCTGCTGTTGACGTCGGTGGCGCCGCCGGTCACCGCTTCGATCGCTGTGCGCAGGCGCGTGCTGTCAAGGTTGCCGGAATAGTCGGAGGCCTGCTCTGAGGCTGCGGCGTAATAGGCTTTCACAGATTGCTTGGCCACGTTGTAGCCATCCCGCTGCTGGCCGGTGAAGGTCTTGCCGATGCTGCCGTTAAACTGGGTGTCAAAGTCCTGCTCTTTGGGCAGCAGATTGAGCCTGGGTTTGCCGTCTTCACCCTTGGCGTTCTTGCTGGGATTGATCAGCTCCTCACCGCGCATGATCATCGATGCGACGACCTGCGGGTTGTAAGACAGCTCGTTGCTGAAGACGCCGCCAGGACGAATGACGTTTTTTTCGTTCATGGTCACGAGCTTGCCGGCCACCGCGGAGACAGGGCTGTCTGGCGCGATCTGCTGCATGACAGCGTGCAAGGCATCCTGGTTGGGAATGGCTTTGGCGATCGTGCCAAAGTAGGCGAGCTTTTGCGGGGCGCTCATGGTGTTGAGGCCGGCTGCCAGGTTGCTGGCCTCGCCTTTGGTCAAGAGCTGATAAGGCGCCTTGAACGTGCCGGTCATGGTGGCTGCGACACCGACGCGGTTCTTGAGTTCGGCCATCGCCTTTTCGTTGTCGTTCCAGTTGATTGTGTTGACCGGAGCGGCCTTGCTGTCGATGGCGTACTGGATCGGATCGGTGTTGCGTGCCGTGGTGACGCGGTTGGCTGCCTCTTGCATCGCCGCATAGCGCTTGTTCGCCAGGTCATAACCGGGCTTGGAGGCGTCGGGCTGGTACTTGTTGACGGCTGCCAGCATTTCCTCTGGCGTCTGCAGCTTCATGGCGTTCATGTCGACGCCCATCTGGCCGATCTGCTGGTACTGGGCATAGCGCTGTGGTCCTTCGACCGGGCCATAGGCCTTGCTGTACTCCTGTTCAGTCAGTGGCTTTTGCACGGCCTGGCCGTTCATGTAGGCCGCGACGTGATCGTTTTCGGTGGTGGCCACCTGGCTGCGATAGGTCGACTGCACACGGTTCATTTCGGTCTGCGCTTCGCTGATGAAAGCAGGCGCCCGATCGGTGTCGAGCATGGCCACCATCATGGACAGGCTTTCTGGGACCTTGACCTTGGGACCTGATGCTGACGCGCCAGCAGTGCCGCCGCCGTAATTTTTACGAATGCGGTCAACGTGTTCGGCGATCGTGCCGTTGCCATCGCTGGCTGTCTCTGACACGTTTCGGTTGCCGCCGTTGACGATCTTGTACATCGTCTTGAGGTCGTCGCCTGGCTGCACGCCGCGTGCCTTGAGGTACTTTTCCACAGCAACCATCTGCTGCTCAAAGGTCTGCTGCTGGTTTGCACCAAAGGCTTTTTGCTCGGCCTCGCCAAACTGGATCAGGCCGATGTGCTTGTTGTTCTTGCCGCCGCGCTTGGATGGGTCGAACGTGCCGCCTGTCTCATAGCCAATGATGGCCTGCAGATCCTGGGCAGAGACGCCGAGCCGGCCGGCCACTGCCGTGATCGACTCGGAGGCTGCGGGTGTCAGGTTGGGATTTGGCTTTGCAGGTCCATTGACAGTGGCAAGCTGGCCTTCGGTCACGCCAAAGCGCTCGAGCAAAGCAGCGCGGGTCAGCGATGGATCGCGCTTCATGGCGCCGGTGACGGCCGCCTCGACGATCGACTTCTGGGCAGCGAGCGCCGCGGTGTTGCGCGTGTGCTCATCAAGGCCTGAATTGGCCACGAGCTCCTTGGCTGATTTCAAATTGGTAGCTGCTGCATCGAGGTCGAGTGCTGCGCCAGCGGTGTAGGTCTTGACCGTCTCGCCGATCTTGTCGAGCTTGTTGTTGACCACCATCGTGGCCTCGGACGTCAACGAATGGCGGTAAGTGTTGACCCAGGTGCTGTCGAGTTGGTTTGACGCATAGTTGCGGACCTTCTCGTTGGGGATCTTGTCAAGAAAGCCCTGGCGGTAGGTCGCCCACTCTTCTTTGAGCTGCTGGGTCAATGGCTTGAACGTGCCATCATCCTGCGGAACCATGCCACCATTGACGGCTTTCTTGGACAGCTCGGTGACGCGGTTCGGCCACTCGACCGATGCGTTGGCGAGATCCGGCCCCATGTTGTTGATGGCCCTCTCTGTCTCGCGCTTTTGCTCGAGGTGAAAGTTGGTTGCCGCAAAATCCATTCCGGCATTGCCGAGGTTTTGCAAGCCGCGGCCAACGGCGTCCGAGATCTCGGCTGGCCGAAAGTTTGGGCTTGGACCTGCACCTTGTGGAACCAGGCGGTCTTCGTAGGTTGGGATTTTGACTGCCATATCAGGACATCATCTTTCCGGTCGTGTTGTAGTACGAATATTTCGTCGCACCCGACAGCAGCGCCGATCCGGCATTCAGATAGCCAGCCGTCTGGGCGTTGGACGCATTCATCTTGTTCACGCCGGCATTGAAAGTATCGAGCTGCGCTTGTGACTGCAGACCCTTGGATTTGTTGTCGCCCTCGTAGCGGATGGTCAGCGAGTCGAGCTCATTGGCGATGGCATTCTGCTTGAGCACATCGAGGTTGCTGCCATCAAAGCCGGTGCCAGATTGTGCGATGCCGGCAGCAGCTTGTCCCTGCAGCACAGCAAAGTGACGACGTTGCGCCTCTTCCTGGGCATTGGCCTGATCTGATGCGACCTGGGCATTGTTGCGGTTGACGGTGGCGTTGTATTCGTTGGCCTGCGCCTGCGCCCGATAGTTGGCCGCCTGTGCGTCGGCCTGTTGCATAGCGCCAACAGCCCCCATGGCGGCCGAAGCAATCATCATGACTTCCATTATTGAACCCTCGCGTAAAGTTCGCAGTCGCGGCCATCGGGCGTGAACGACCGCATGCGGCCCTCGCGCTCAAAACCAAGCATTTTTGCCCAGCGGTGACCCTGCTCAAAGTCGCAAGCGACCGATGTTTCGATGCGGCGAAAGGGATGGATCTCCATCGTGCGCAGCACCGCCTTGTGTATGACCCTGAAGTGAGGACCGGATTCTTTGGAAATGAGGCCCCAGGCCACGGCCCGGTGCTCCCATTGCTTGATCAAACCCATTGATGCCAAAACCTCATCACCGTCGACGAGCGAATAGGCAGGGCCTGCTTGGTGCAGGCTGTGCGCATATTCTGGTTTCGACAATGTTTCTTGCATGATGGCCTGGCTCGGTTGCAGAAGCAGCAGCTTCAAATGGTTGGGTTCAAACGGGACAATCCTCATCGATCGAAAGTGTGGAGTTGGGGCATGATCGCCACCACCGTCATCGGCAAAGGCTGATCCTGTTTGACTGTCACATAGCCGTCGAAGTCATAGCCACCGGGCCACTCCATGAGCTTGTCTCCGGTGAACAACGGCGGCGCCTGGTCCATCAGGTTGGAACCCGTGCGGAACTCGATGTTGTCGAGCGTCGACGTGTCGGGACCAGCCTTTGCACCGAGCGTATTGTAGAAGCGAATGACCACTTTGTTGATGCGTTTCATCTTGCCTTGCGCGGTTCCATCACCGGCGCCAGCTTCAATGCGGGTCGTCTTTAATGTGGCAGGGCAGCCCAGGCCCACCTGCACGACCGAGGCGGGGATCTGCAGAGTAATAACGCCAGACGTGACTACGCGATCGGGATGTGCTGCACCATCGGCAAGCACTTGCACGGTCTGGCCTTCAAGGTAGCTCAAGCCTGAGATCGTGGTGGCCGGTGCGCCAGAATAGGTTGCACCGCTGTCGACGTAGAAGCACGAGGACTGCAGGTCGCCTGTCTGATATTCGCGCTCGAGATATTCGACATATCGCTTGGTCGAGCCGTTAATCGTGCGCTTGACGATGAGCCAGAGCTCGTCGCGGTCGCGGTTGGGACCAGGGATCACGCAGACCGATTCGACAATGCCGTTGCCGCCGATCGTGTGGCCATGCCAGCCCAGCACGTCCTGTTCTTTGTTGAAGGTGAAGCCCAACAGCTTGCCGTCGCCGCGAGCCGCCCACATGGCCACATAGGGCTCCTTGTGCCAGGTCGTCTGCACCAGGCCGCTGGAAGTGATGTGTTCGGCCAGCACGGTCAGGTCGTTGGTAATGTAGCCGTTCTGCTGGAAGCTGTAGGCAGCTTCCTTGAGCTTGCGGCCAGAGCGCTGCACGAACAGCGTGGAATAGCCCACCGACACCGGGATCACTGAGCGCGAGCCCTCGGCCGTCTGCTTCTCGATCTTGACGTTGCCGGGCGCAAATGCCTCATTGGATGTGTTCTCGCTGCAGGCGAATTCAGCACCGGACGTGCCGATCAGCAGCGCCTGCGTGGGCGCCAGCCATTGCACCTGGTTGACCTGGTCAGACGAGATCGTGACCTGGATGGCGCGATCGGCAACGATTTGGCCGCTGTCGTCCTTGGATGCAAAGTTTTCAAAGTCGCCGGCCACCGAGAAAAAGAGTTGTTGACCTTTGGCCAGCGTCAGGCGCTCGCGGAAGAAGCAGACCTTGCTGGGATAGCCCTCGACCGCGGAGAACGAGCCAAAGGCCCAGCGGAAGGTGGCAGCAGAAACGACGCCGGACGGCAGCGGGTTGTTGCCCTGCACGACGGCTGTGACGTGCGTCGAGTCGGTGTAGGCGGTGATCTTGGCATAGCCATAGCCAGAATCGACAAATTGCCAGTCGAGGCCCTGGCGCTCGCAGGTCGTGCCTGAAATGCCCTGGTAGTCGCCATCGGCCTGCGTGCCGTAGGTGTGGATCGGCTTGTCGGGACCGGTGCGCCAGACCTTGCCAGACGATGGCGTGCCGTTGGTCGTGCAGATGTAGGTCTTGCCGTCGCTGCGGCGATAGGTGTTGACCGGATTGGTCGAATATTCCTGGCCCGCGGTCCATGGCTTGATGGCCGACAGATCGGCCGGCTCGAGGTAGACGAATGTGCCCACCATCGAGGCCGTGAAAGGCGTGTGGCCGGATGCTGTCAGCGTGATCGTGCCGGTCGTGGCGCTGGCCTGGATCGTCTGCGAGCGGGTGATGTTCTGGGTCTTGAAGGGACCGTTGGTGAGCGGCGCCGCGGCGATCGTCCAGTTGGTATTGCCCAGGCGCGACAGCTTCTGCAGCGGGTAGCTGGGGTGCGCGATGTAGATCACATCACCCGACTGCACCATGGACAAAGTGAACGTGCCATCAGCGCTGTCGGTCAGGTCGGCCACAGCATAGGGCGAGGTGATCTCGTAAGGCGAGCCACCCGACAGCACCTGGCCGTGATTGGTGTAGAAGCGGATGTATTGGTTGCCGAACTCCAGCACATAGGCCTGGGTCGTGTTGAATTCAAACTTGGCCAGCCAGGTGCGGTTGGCTGATGTCTTTATCTCGGAGACGTAGCGCGTGCCGGCACGACGCACGGCTGGGCCCTGCACCGAGGGAATAAAGTTGTCGAGGATCGAGCAGCCGTTGTTGTATTTGGCAACGTCGGTGCGACCGCCCATGAGCGGCGACAGCTCGCCGGCATTAAAGGATGAGCGTAGGGGTGAGGCCTTGGGCATCTCAGATCCTCGAGATGATCCAGGTGTTGTCGGGCGGTGTCGATGGCGGGCGTTCGATCGAGTTGGTGCGGATCGCCTGGGTGATCGCGCGCTTGTAATCGTTGGCCGCCGAATTCTTTTTGGTGTCGGATTGCGTGAGATCCTCGCAGATTTCCATGGCAATGCGGGACGCCATGGCTTCTCTGAAGTTGACGTCCCAGTTGTTGGGGTCCTCGATGCGCGCAACGTAGCGCAGCTTCAAGGGTGCGGCGATGTCGGTCAGGATGAGGTTGCCCTCGATCATGTAGTCCTGGGTTTCGACGCCGATGTAATTGTCCAGCACGACGGTCGGGAACTCGTCGTTGATCATGTCCAGGCGCAGGAAGTCAGGCGGCAAAGCATATTGCAGGTTGTAGCCAAACAAAGGCGCGCTGGAGAGCGCAGCCATGGAGGTGCGCTTCATCGAGAATTGCCAGCGGTGTGCGCGCAGCTCGTCGTCGCGAATGTCCTCAAAACAAGACGCGATCGAGCGCGCCGCTTTCACGTCATCAGAAAGAGACGTGATGCGGTTGGCGCCGAGCTTGGTCAGCGCACGGTTGGCGACCTGAATGACTGAGGCCATGCTGGGCCCCTATCAACCGAGGCCGACGAGATAGGCGTTGATGCCTGACGGTGAGCCACCTGTGATGGCGCAGCGCACGTTGCCAGCAGGCAGATCGATACCGGTCTGGTTGCCTGGCAGCGCTGTGAACTTCACCAGGCTGGCAGCAAAAATCTGCACGTCAGACCAGGTGCCGCTTGGCGATTGGACCTGCAAGCTGATTGTCGAGCCGCCAACAGTGCCGTCCACCGAGAAGTGATACTGGCCGCCCTTGATGGCAACAGCAGAACCAGTGGCAGAACCAGCGGCCAAGAGTGTGTATGCGGCGTCATCCGCGCGACGAATAGGCATGTGTCGCTCCCTTACCAGTTTTTGCTGGCAGTTACGAGGTATTGGTAGAGCTTTTCGACAGAGAGCAGGAGCTCTTCTTTGGTCGGCACGTTGGCATTGGTGTTGATCACAATTTCAACGTCTTTGCTGGTTGTGCTTGAACCTTCAGTGACGCTGCCCATGATGCCAGCGCCGTCATTGATTCCGTAATAGTAAGCCATGATTGATCTCCAAATGATGGAAGAAGGGGCCGGGTTTCCCCAGCCCCCGCTCAGTCCCGATTAGTTCGGGATGCTGTAGAACAGATCGATCACCAGCGTGCCCGAAGAAGGCAATGCTGCGGATGCGATCGTACCGATCACGGTCTGCTCGGTCGACAAGCCGGCGTCCGAAGCTGCAGCTTCAACAGCCAAACCAAACGGTGTTGGTGTGTCAGTCGAAGTGAAAGTCGCGGCTGCGCGGTACTTGCCGGTGGCGCCAGAGATACCGATTGCCAAAGTCGAAGAACCCAGCGAAGCGCTGGAGTTCAACATGCCGTAGGCAAAGACTGCGCCAGCAGGCAAGTTGCCGAGCTGGAGCAAGTCAGTGGTAGCCTGAGAGGCCAAAGTCACGGTGGCGCGCAAGCGCTTCAAGCGAGCGCCATAGACGCTTGCACGAGGCTTGTAGCCAACGGGAGCTGCGGTCTGGTTGGCGCTGCCGCCCAGTTCAGTAGAGAGATAGGTTGCCATGTGGTGTTACTCCTTGTGTGTGATCGATTAAGCGCAGTTGATGATCACGCACTTCTTCTCTTCCATGCGAGCTGCACCGAAAGTGCCGGTCACATAGACTTGATAGGAGTTGCGCTTGTCAGCACGGCGGTCGATGGACGTCTGGATGTCGTTCCACATGCCCAAAGCCATGCCAGATTTGGCGTAGCAAGGAACCATGTAGCGAGAGCCAGTGGTGAAGTTGCCGTCAGACGAACCGCTGGTGATCGTGGGGTTGATGGCGGTGTTGAAGTTGGCGCCGCCAGGGATACGCTCAGAGTGGACAAAGTTGAAGCCCATGAACTGAGAGATCTTGCCGTCAACCAAAACTGGCTTGGTGTTGTAGTCCAAGCTGATAGCCTGAGCTTCGTTCAACAAGTCGTCGTGCTGCTTGGCAGTGATCACGCAGAAGAGCTGGTCATTGTCGACGTCGACTTCAGCTTCCAACAGCTTGCGCTTGGCTGCACGCAGCTTTGCGATGTTCAAGCCGGTGGCAGACGATGCACCAGTTGCAGCAGCGACAGACTGGCTGTTGCTGTTGTAGGCGTACAAAGTACCAGTGGCAGACGTGCCGTTCTCGCCAGTGTTGTTGGACGTCAACAGACCCGAGATGATCTCGTCGTCCATTGCGCGGCCCATCGCCCATGCGCCAGCCATTGCGTAATTGCTGGTCGGGTCGATCAACATGCGGAGCTTGTCCTGGCTGTCGACCAAGTCAGCCCAATCGTAGTCGTTGGGATAAACCCAGCGCTTGTCTTGGGGGGTAGAAATCAGGGGAGTGTCGCTGTGGCGAGACGAGTTGCGGACAGGCGAAACGCTGCCGAACTGTTCTGCCATGGAGGCGGCTTTACCCTGGAACTTGAGGTTCTGCACAGTATTGCGCAGACGCGAGCCTTGCTGTTGCAAGAGCATTTGGACGTTTGTGCTGTACTGTTGTACAAACGCCGTAGATACGTTGAATGACATGGTGTCACCTTTCGAGAGTTGTGATTAAACGGTTGCCTTGGAGGCGCTCTTCGGAAGGCTTGTCCGTGCAGAAACTGCCGGGGCCGCTTTGCCCACTTTCTGGCTGTCACCCGGCCCTTGAGGGGTTATCGGGGCTGACACACCACCGACCCAGGCCAGATATTCTCGAGCCATGGCGATCACCTCTTGAGGCGATCTGTCGGCGCGGTGCGCCAGTTTCAAACATTCTAGCCTAATTTCCGAATTGTGTTGAGAATTTTCCATGAGTGCTGTGACTTTCTCAAGACTCGGGATAAGCCAAAGCCATCAGCTTCTGCATTTCATTGCGGGCATCGGCATCGCCTGAGATGTATTTGGTCGACCAGGCCGTGTCGTTACGCAATGCACCAATGCGATCGCGCGCAGCTTCTGGTGTCATGCCGAACTTGTTGCCCTGGCCGCCACCGGACTCGAACGTGTCCTCGGACAGACCGCGGCCGACGCGCGCCATGAACTTCAGCATCTCGCCGGTGCCCAATGCGTTCTCGATTGCTGTCAGCTTGGTGGCATCGAGGCCGAACTCGCGCGCAGCACGCTGGCCATAGTTGACGTTCTCTTCGTAGGCGCCGCCCCACTCGCCCTTGAGGGCGGTCAGATCAGCCTCGACCTTTTGCGCAGACTGCTGCTGCTGCTGGGTCTGCATGCCGGTCTGCGTCTCGTTCCACCAGTTGGCCAGGCCCTCTGCCTGCTGCTGGCTGATACCGAGCTCGTGGAACTTGCCAGAAGCAGCCTTGGCAAACGTGCCAGGGTCACCTTCGGGCACGGGCAGCTTGTACTCTTCTGCGGTCTTGGGGCGACCAAGCTGGTCATAGACGCGGGCCCAGCCTTCCTTGTCCTCTGCGCCCTTGGGCATGGGCAGCTTCTCGCCACCCAGGAGCTTCTCGAGGTTCTTGTAGCCATTGGCCAGTTCGACTGGATCCTTCCAGCCTTTGTTTTGAACGTAGCCCTTGAGCTCGTTGTCTTCGATCTGGTCGTACCAGTTGCCGGTCGACTGGTCGGTCGGCTTGCCAATGTCGCCAGTGGCGTTGCCGCTCTGACCTGTTGTGCCTGTGGATGCGGCGTCATTGCCGCCGGTGGGAGCGGCAGCGTTATCGCCTGCCGGGTTGCCTGCCAACATGGCAGACCCGCTTGATGCATCGGACATGGAAAACTCCTTGGTTTAAGTGGCGCGGCCGACGAGAGATTTCCCGTCGATGCCGTCTGCCTGGTCATCCTCGATCGTCCAGGTGATCTGGTCGTTCGATAGATTGAGCGCTGCAGCGATGGCTGCAAAGTCAGTGCCCAGCGTGAATTCCTCACCGTGGGTCTTGAAGATCTTTTTGCCGGATTGTGTAGCGTCCTGGACTACGATCATGTCGCCTGTCTCCTGTGTTGCGACGGCTTTGGGTTTCCGAGTGGCCATAGGTTACTTTCAGGATAAAAACTTGAGCTTGTAGGTGGTCGAGTCGAGCAGCGACACGATCTCGTCGATCATGTTCTGGTGCTCGCTGTCGTCGCTGACATTGGCGCGCTTGTCGTCGATGTATTTGTTGAGGCCGGTCACAAAGGCCACGCAGTTGGTGGAGGCCGGCAGCGGCGGCTTTGGCGGGTAGTCCATCACCAGGCCATACTTGCCCTGGTAGGCCTCGATCAGGCTGTCGGTCAGACCAGGCAGCTCGGTGTAGAGAGTGTCGAGCGCCATGTGCTCGGCAAAGGACCGGGTCTGCAGGTGCAGGACATGCGCCACTACGGCTGCCTGCAGCAGGACCATGAAGAACTCGGACGCAACCTTGTTGGTGTTGGCGTGGGTCGAGTTGCCGTATTCGACGTCCTCGTCGGCCGGATTGTCGCCGGCCAGCATCGATGCTGCGTTAGTTGCCATCATTGGGCTCCTCGAGATTAAAGACTTGTTTTTCGTCGATGTGCAGGTGGGCCATTAGGCGCAGCCACACCTCGCGCCGACCTTCGGCCATGGCCATGGCCAGCGGGTCGATCGACTTTGAGATCGGCGACACAATGACGGTCGTGGAATTCGCCCGGCAAAACTTGCGCAGGTCAGCCAGGACGATCTCGGCATCGCGGCCAATGTTGCCAGACGCATCAAAGAACGTCCGGCGGTAGGCCGCCTTGCGGTTCAGGATGCGCTGGACGCTCTTGGTCAGGTTGCCGATCATTGCGGGAAGATCGCAGGAGCTTGCTGGGCAGGGTTAGCACCAGCCATGGATTGGGCTTGCGCCAGGTCCTTGACCACGCCGGATGCCACGGGTGCGGCAGCCAGGAGCTGCTGGGCCTGGGCCGCTTGCGCTGCCTGGTCCTTCATGGCCTTCACGTCTTCAGGCGAGCGCATGACCTTGGCCGGCACGCCGTTGATGTCGGCAAGCTCACGGGCCACAGCCTCGGGATCGAAAATGTCCATCACGCCAGGATTGATCTGGGCCAGAGGCGTGATCGCCTGCAGCGTGTTCATGATGGCCACACCCTCGTCCGCACGCTGGGCACGGTTGAGCGGTGACACATATTCGATCTCGACCGAGCCGCCGTATTCACGCAGCGCATCGGGCATGGGAGGCAGCACGCCGGCACGGGCCAGGATGTCGATCTCGCGCTCGATCAGTGGTCCAAGAAACTCAGATTGCTGGCGGCCCATGGTAGGAGCCAGCAAGGCGCCCTTTTCCTGCGCACGCAGCATGGCCTCGGTGGCCGTCATGGTGGGTGCGTCGACCAGGATCTGGAACAGTGTGACCAGAAAGGCGTCGTTGATGGTCTTGCGGCGCTGCTCCATCATGTCGAGGCCGATGTCCACACGGGCGCCAGTCTGCAAGGCATGCACGAGCTGCTGGCCCTGTTCGTTGACGCCACCGTAGTTCAGCGCGCCTGGGCGCAGGTCAAAGGCTGCAAGCGCGCCGTCTTCTTGCAACAGCAAGGGAGGATCCACCAGCTTGTGGGCTGCGCGGATCACGGTCTTCGACATCTCGTTGAGCATCTTGATGTCGGGCAGCACGGTCATGGCAGGCGAGCGGCCATAGACCTCTTTGGGTCCGGTCACATAGCGGCCAACAGCGTAGGGCATGGCGTGATAGCCACCCTCACTCAGGATGTTGCGGCCATCGATCGACAGGTAGCAGGAATACCAGGGCATGCCCTTGTAGTTCTTTTTCGTGCCGTCGAAGTCGTCACGCGGTCCGACCGCATGGATGAAGTCGAAGGACTGCTCAGGGCTCTTCTCGAGCGCTGCCTGCATCTTTTCCGACAGGTTTTTCTCGCCCCACTTCTGCGCAGCCTGGCGCACGGTCATGGGAAAGCGACGGTGCACGGTGTCGACCGCGCCCTGGTGGTTCTCGGCGATATACATCTCCGACAGCGGGATCGTGCGGTATCGGATGCCACGGCCAACCAGGTCGTCAGTGAACACAGCACCAGTGCCGAAGGCGCCCAAGCTCATGTAGGCCTCGTTGGCCTGTGACGCAAAATTGGCGCGCGGTGAATAGCGAACCTGGAACAGGATCTTGGTGACCGTGTCAAGGTATTCCTTGACGCTCTGGTCCTCGTCGAGCTCCTCGATGCCGGTCTTGAGCTTGTGCCAGCGCTGCGTGCGTGGCGTCAGCATCGATTCCATGGCCGCGGCAAAACGCTCGAGCGCCAGGCCTGCAGTGGCATCGAAGATCTTTTCGGTGTGCTTGTCGCCAGGGTTGCGGTTGACGCGGAAGTGGTCGGCACGAGGCATGATGCGCTCGGCGATCTCGCGCCAGTGGCTGTCGAAGATGGCACGGTCTGTGGCCATCTTCTCCTGACGCCGGATGATGTCATCAGCGCGAGAGTCGGACATAGGTTAGCTCCCCAGTAATTGCTTGGTGCCGGTCTGTGGTGCGACCAGGTCGCCCTGTTGGCCAGTCAGGATGTTGGCTGCACGTCCTTGACGGCCGGCCATGCGGTCTTGGTTCTGCTGTGCCTGGCGTGCCGAGTCGATCGTCGGCGCTGGCGCTGGTGCAGGAGGAGGAGGAGGAGGCGTTGGCGCTTCAGGCTTGCTAAATAATCCACCCATGATTTCACCCCATGATGTTGTAGTCGGAGATTGCGGACGCCTGCCGAATTGCAGATCGCTCGCGCTTGACAAGAGTTCGCGCTTCGCCAGCACCAACCAGCATGTATTGGCCTGCTTCGCACACATGCGAATACATGCCCTTGTCCGGCACGTCGCGATAGCGCTCCTCTCCTGTGACTTGTAGTCGCTTGTAATTGTACCCGCCTGCCATGCCTTTGCGTAAAGTCTTGCATTGCGGGTGGATCACCAGGCCGGGCTCGCCATCAACAAGGCGCGACAGGCACATGGCCACACTCTCGCGGCGCTTGGTGTAGTCGTTGGTCGGTGCAGGATTGGCCATCACGCCGGCTGCACGCAGGATCTGGAAAGGTGTCGTCTCATCGGTCTGCGCCCTGCCCTCGCCTGCCGGGTCTCCGGTGATGGCTGCAAACGTCATGCCCTGGTAGCGCTCGTGCATGGCGCTGCGCAGGAGCTCGGCAAAGCGCTTGGCGCCCATGTCCTCGGTCACCAGCTCAGAATGCCAGCGCCACTGCCCCATCGGGCTCTTCTGGCCAAACACGGCAGCCGGCGTCAGACCGAAGTCGATGCCCACATACATCGGCCAGGAGCGCACAACGTCGAATTCCTTGCAGTGCAGGCTGTCCTTGAATTCGGGATAGATCGGCTTGCCGTCACGCACAAAGCCGTATTCGCCATGGACGTAGACCTTGATCCAGTCCTCTTCCTTGCCGGCAAGCTGGCGCTCGTAGTAGTTGGGCGGCAAGTTCTCTCTGTTTTCGGCGTTCTCATCCATGCCGCTTGGCTGCCGGAAAAACTGCCAGCCTTCGGGGTGGACCTCTTCGGCGAGCTTGTACCACCAATGATCATTGTCGGGCGGGTTGGTTGAGGCCAGAATGCCTGACCAACTGCAGCCACCCATGAGCACCGACGGGTAGCGGCCAACACGGCCAGTCAGGCCATCGATCACAGCCTTGGGCACTTCGCGTGCCTCATCAACCCAGGCGCCGGTCAGCTCCATGCCGAGCAGCTTGGCGACGTCGTCAGGCCGATCGAGCGACACGAAGATCACCTCGATGTCGAGATCGCCTTCCTGGATGTGATGCATGGGTGGACCGGTGTCGACCCAGCGGCCGATCGATGGCGGCACCCATTGATGCCAGGTCTTGATCGTGGTGGTGCGCAGCTCGGGATAGGTGTTGCGCACGACAGCCCAGCGGCTGCGCCGTTTGCCATCAAGGCCGATGCGCTGGTCCTTCGACTTGCGTAGGATCTCCATCACACAGACCGTCGACTTGCCCGATCCAAACGGCCCCATGATGCCGCGAAAGAAATCGTCGGACAGCATGAAGGCCCGAGAGATCGGACCAGGCGGCTTGTAGTTGATCGAGGTTGCGGTCATTGATCGTCGTGAGCCGAGAACAGGAGCGCAGACACAAGCAGGCCGATGCAGGCGCCAAAGGACACGCAGGCCAGGTAGCTGATGAAGTCGCTCATGCGCGCATCACCCGCACAGGCAGCTCGATGGTCGGGCGCTTGCTGGCCTCGCGTGACGCCACTTCTGCGATTACGTCGGACAGCTCGCCGCTTTCCAGCTCGATCAGCTTCTCGAGATAGTGCTGGGCCTTGCGCAGGTCATCAATGCCACCCTTGCTGCGCCAGCGTGAGACGTACTTCACGACGTTGCCTTCGAAGTAGCCGAGCTCATTGGCGGCGATGTAGTCCCACGGCTGGATCGATTTCGATTTGTAGTGGCTGCCACTGACCTGGTTGTCGTTCGCGCTCATGCTGCTGCCTCCGATGATTTGAGATCGATGTTGATGGCCAGGCCCACAGCCTTGCCGCCAGACGTCACGTCGATGCGGTCGCCGTAGCGCTCGGGGCGCTTCTTGGAGAGCGTCCACTTGGCCGTGTCGATCTGCATGCGCTTCCATTGGACCCAGCCGGAATCGACCTGGCCCTTGTCGTTGAGAGGCGGCGGCTCGGCTGCGAGCTCGCCCAGCTTGTCGAACTCCAGATCGGCGCCAGTGGCGCGTGCGCGCGCGTATTGTTCGGCCAGTGCTTCGTCAGCTTCGACCCAGCCCAGGTATGTGGACGGGGCGATCTTGGCCTCAAGGCAGGACTCGCGCAGGCTGGCTCCTTCGGCGAGGCGTCCAAGCACTTGCTCGATGATTTGAGGTTTGCGTGTGTTTGTGGCCATGGTTCAATTCTAATCGTTGATGAGATTTAAGCAACAGGCGGGTCAATCCAAAGCCCAACCATGCCGCGGTTTCCAAGGATCCATTGCTGGGTGACGTCCTTTTCGAGTTTTAAACGGGCTACACGGCCCCGAGACTTCTCGACCTTGTCCAGGTAGTCCCAGGCCCAATTAGACCCCTTCTTGACCCGTTTGGTGAGAATGTCGCGCACTTCGCACTGGTGTCGATGGTCTTCTGACCAGGTGTCAATCATTCTGGATCTCCGATGCCGATGCAAAAGATCAGCCAGGCAAGCTCGATAAAGGGGAACCCGTCGCTGGATGTGCCGATGATCAGCGATGGCCAGATGAACACGACGTCGGTGTCCCAGGTGACGTAGATCATGCCTTGACCTTTGGCTTGCAATCAACGCAGACCCAAGTGCGCAGGCCGAGCACATGACGCAGCTTGCCGCCGAAGATGGGCTTGGGTGTATGGCAAAGCGCACACATGCGCCGCGGGCTCCTGACGGTTTCAATGCGTCCCGTCATGC